CACGTCGCCGTAGAAGATGTTCTGGTTGTACGCATTGGCAATGGGGATTTGACGCATTGCTCCCGCATACGGTAGGCCATCAAGTCGATTGATGGGTTTGAAACCGTAGGGGGCGTCAACACTGGGATAAGCCATGTTTCACTCCTAAGATTAAGAACCTTTGCCAAAGGTCACCTTGGATTGACGCTCCTTAAAGAGCGGCATCCGCGAATCACTTTGACGCATGAAGTTGTTGTCCACGGAAGCCATTTGCGACTCAGCAATTTGCTGATAATGCTCAGTGCGCTGTTCCACGAACTCAACAGGTGTTTTGCAAAGCATCAGTCCGCCAATCTCAATCGAGTCCTTGAACCGCGAATCGGGATTAGCCAGAACATACACTTCGGGGTGATCTGAAGCCTTTACCGGCTCCCACCCTTCCTGAAGTTTGGCGGAAATGTTGCTGGGGTCGTCTTTCATACCAAATTTGGTACGGACCCAGTGCATTTTATAGCCGGGCTCCTCGTTAACTTTGGGCAGCAGTTGCGCGGGGGTCCAGCGTTTAACCGGACGCGCTGCAATCTCCCGAGATTCAAATTCGCGGGATTCTGCATTACGAGAGAGTTTGTTCTCAGCCATATTCATTTCCTCATTTCTTCAGCAACCTTGCGTGCGTAGAGTTCCAGAGGAACACCAAGCCGCTTGGCGATTTGCACTTGCGATGCGTTTAGCACGATCTTCTTAGGGGCGGTGCTACGCGTTGCGGGTGCAACCACGTTTGCTCTGGAGCGCTGAGATGTTGTGGCTTCAGCGTTGTCCTCGGAGGCAAACTTCTCCGAAAAGACTTGACGGATTCGACTATTGAGTCTGGCGTAATACTCATCAGACGTCGGGTCAATTCCATCCTCCATGACCAGTTTTTCATGCAACGCAAGCGCATAACCGGTCATTTCACGATCTTTCCCAAACCACGGATTTCTGGCACGCCAGTTCTCCGCCTTTGGGTCGGGTCGCGGTGCTTGCGCGAGTGAATCGGGTTGTACATCAAGTTTTTCCTGTTGTAAAGGGGTCGGACGGAAATTATTTACCTTGTCAAGTTTCAACTTGGCGTTGGTCAATTCCTCTTGCGCGGCCAATACAGCGTCGGCGTCGCCAGCCTCATAAGCCTCTTTGTACTTACGTTTGGCCTGTTCCAACTCATTATTTACGACCCTTTTGGCCTGATCCAGCAGGGCTTCCTGACTGGTACTCAGGGTACCTTTAAGTCGCTTGTTTTCCTCAACAACCGCCTGCGCCAGACGAATAGCCTCCTCCCGCTCACGCAGGGCGGCTTCCTTGGCACGGCGCTCGTCGTGGTATCCACGGCCCAGATGGGACAGGCGTTCCTTGAGTTTTTTGTCCGAGTACCGGGAAAGTTCCTCCTCAGTAACTTCTTCTGGAGCCCCTTGGATGGTTTGCCCCCGGTTTCTGTCCTCGGGCGGCGTGTCGTCAACAACGGCAATTTCAGTATCGCCGTCGCGAATTACCTCTTTGACATCCGATTCGGCCAGCATTTTGCTGGCTTTAGTTTCGGCTTCTTCCTGCTCGTCAGGAAAGACAAACGTGGTTTTTTCAGTTTCAGCCATGAGTTACTCCTTACGCACGCGAAATTCCCCGAGGGTCTTGCACAACCGCCTCAACGCTGTCGTCGTTGATGATGCGGAACTCTTTACCGTGAATCTTGATACGGGTGCCGGTGTTGGGTCTAACCAACACAAAATCGCCCACCTTGCACGAAGCGCCGCTTGGGAAGCGTTTCTCATCCTTATAGGCGTCGGGCCCTATCTTGACCACGAACAGAACGGGTGACAGCACTTCTTCGTAGTGCATCGTCTGCCCGGCTTTGACCAACCCGCTTTCGTACTCTTCGTCGATCTCCGGGAGAACACACAAAAGGTGGTACGTAGCGGGGTCGGGTACTTGTCGCGCTTTCTCTTCAGCCGATTCGGGAAGTACAGTGGAAGTGGCACCGTCTTGGCTTACGAGTATTTCACTCATCGTCGTCTCTTTCCAGTTTGTTTCGGAGGTCGTTGATTAGGGCATGTGCAACCGAGAGACCCCGAACCTCGCCGCACATGGATTTGTATTCCGCGTAGTCACGTGCCGATCCATCAACAAGTGCGCGGGCGATTGACTCACGTTGTTCCCCGATGTTTTTCAACACCAAGTCAAATACGGTGGTTGTCATTTGTTAATACCTCCGGGTTTCGGTGCCGGTTTAGTCAGTGCTTTCATCAAGTCAGCGCGGACTTTCTTGTCCACCTGTCGGTCCTGCGCAGCCAACTTGCTGGCGTTTTGACGCCCCTGCGCTTGCAGGCGCATCTGTTCGCGCTGCTGTTCTGCGGCAATCCTCGCGGCCTCCAACTTGATCTTCTCCTGAGCCAACTGGATATCAGCCTGAGTTTTTGCCGCGCGTGTCTGTGCCTCCTGCGCTTTGATTTGCAACTCAGCCTGCTGCATCTGAATCAGCGGGTCTTGTGCCATCTGCTGCGCCTTCTGCTGCTGTGCCTGTGCCGTGTTTTGCTGAAGCAACTGGACGGACGCTTGGGCCACAAGGCGTGACAACTCGACCTCCATGTCCTCCGGCATTTCCTCATCCGGGGGCGGCAACGGCACGCCCAACTGCTCTTCAATCTTCCTGCGATACAGGAATGCCAAGTGCTGTGCAATGTGTGCCTGAACCGCAGCCATCATCTGTTGCGCCATCGGGTTTTGGCCGATAGTCTGCGCAATCATCGGGTCCTGCATGAACGTGGTGTGCACCGCGATGTGAGCGTCGTGATCTTGGTAGATAAACGCTTTTGTCGGTTCACCATTCAAAAACGCCATGTTCTCGCTGATCGGATCACGTGGCGTCTGGTCCTCATCCACCGGCACCAACTTGTCCGCATTTTTTACCCCCAGCACCTCGATCATCTGGCGGTGCAACTGGGGCAGGTTGTAAATCTGCGGAGCCTGCTGGGCCAACTGCATCACGGCTTGGTACTGCACGATGCGCTGAGCCATCGTCGAGGCGTTGGGATCGCTGACCGGGATCACCTCCACCATGTCGTAGTCTTCGCGCTTTGCCGTCGCCTCACCCACCGCCGGGTCGTACTCATACACGCTGGGCGAGTGTTCACGGATGATCTCCTTGAGCAGTTTGAACTCCTGCTTCATGGAGTTGTGCACCCGAGCCTGCACGGCTCCCATCGTCTTGAGTTGCCGCTCAAGCAGTGCCAGCGTTGTGCCCACCGGGGCTTGTGCGCTCATGTCGCTGACGTTCAGATCAGCGATAGACCCCAGACGACGGCCCTCGTTAGTAATCTTGTCCAACAGTCCAGACAGCACCTGCGACGGCTCCTTGTACGGGAGCGTCATAATGTTGTCCTTGATAGCCCCCGAGGGCACGTCCACATCCCGGAACTCGCCCGGAGCGATTGGCGTGTCGTCACCCTTGACGCGCAAGCCACGGCTCTTCAGTCCACCCGGCAGGTTAGACAGCGTGCCAGCGTCGACCAGTTGTCGAATGAGCGATGTACCCGCTCGCGCGTAACCCCCGATGATGTGAATCAGGCCCATGCCATAAGCACCGAACCCGGGGATGTAGCAGTAGTCAACAAAGAACTGACGCTTGTGCTTGAGGCGATCCTCCTCGCGCCAGTTACGGTAGATAGCCAGAACCTTGTTTGTACCCCGGTCGATGGTAATGATGTAAGGCCACGCAATCTCATCCTTGTCCTCATCCCGAGGCAGGATGTAGTCCACGTGGATTTCTGCGATCTGGTAGCGGTCGTCGTCAGTGAGGCTGTAACCCTGCTCCTCGGCTTTCTTCTTCTCCACATCCGTGTGGATACTCACCGGCTCACCCAACTCAACGTCACGGTAGAAACCTGCGGCTTGCAGTTTCTTGATGTCGTTCTTTGTCTTACGCATCAAGTGCGTAACCCGCTCGGCGGTGCGGGCGCTCGACGCCCCGTAAGGGATGATGATGTCTTCCGCCGGGATGAACATTGCCGTCTGACGCCCAAGGCTCGGGTCGTAGTAGACCTTCTTGAACGCAGAGCCTGCCAAGCCGAGGTTAAAGAGCAGCCGCTCATGCTCGGGGCGGTACTCCGGCATCTCCTCGGTCAGTTTGTAGTTCATGTCATCCTGCACGCGGGACGCAGCCTCTTCCTTCATCCGGTCGATTGCACCGATGATCTCCGTCTTGACAGGCCCTGCCGGGGGGAATGTCTCGGTGATTGTCTCGCTCTGGAACCGGATTGCCGCCTCGGTCAGCAGCGTTGAGTACACGCCACACGCGCCGTTCCACGGCTCTGTGCGTTCCTCATACTTCATACCAAGAACTTCCAGACCCTTGACGTACGTCTCTGTCCAGTCTTTGCGGCTTGACACATCTGCGTCGACCAAGCCCATGAGATCGCTGGCAATGGACTCCAACTCACCCTCGTCCATATGCTCGGCCAAGTTACTGCCGAACTCCTCGCCTTCTGCCCCCTCATCAGGCATCAGGTCAATCTCCAACCCGTCTACGCCAATCTTCACCCCTTCCGGGTTCTCGATCTCAATCTCGATGTCCGGTTGCGCCAGCATCGTGTCTTCATCCATACCCAGCAAATCCTGCATGGGGTTTGAGTAGACGGCTTTGTCGATATTTGTCGCCATGTTTAGCCTTTAATCAGTAGTACGCCGCTCGGCGGCTGGACTTGAAAAACGTAACTTCCTCGGGCTCGTCCGTGGGCAGTCGCACGAACCCTCCTTGGCGGAACCGCATCAGCGCCATGACCGTGGCGTCCACCAAGTCATCGTGCGCCATAAACGGAAATCCTGCAATCTCCTCGACCAACTCCTCCGCCCAACGTGTCTGAGGCACCCAGACCAACCCGGATTTCACGATATCCGCCACGGAGTTTAGACGTGCTAACTTGTCACCGCTACCCCTGTGCGGGGTGTATTCCTGCACAAACATCCCCATACGGCGCATTTCTTGGTACAGCGCCGTGCCGCTGGACTTCTTTTCCACAATAAACGCGTCGGGCTCCCACTCCTGAAACTCTTCGAGTGCCAGCGTCTTTAGTTCAGGAAACTCCACCCGCTTCTTTATAGAGTTCAGCAGCATGATGTGGTGCGCGTTCTTCTCTTCGTTGTAGAACACGCCCCACGTAGTCAGTGCGGTGAAGTCGGCCCGGTTATGGCTCTCGGCAGCGGCGTCCAGCGACATGATGATGTATTCGCACGGGGGCGGTGTTTCTTCCTTCCACTCTTGCCACCACTCCCGCTTGACGACGGAGGCTTCTTCCGCAGTTGGGTTCTGCTGGTACTGAGCGTTCCACTGGAACGTCGGCATTGATGCTTTTGTCCGCAGCAATGCGGGCATGTCAAAGAACTCAGGCCACAAAGGCTTCTGGACCACCGTCCCATCGGCACGCTCGATGTCAAGAATCGCCGCAAACTCCACCACCTCATACTGGTCGGAGTTGTCGTTTTGTGCCATGTCGCGGGTCACGCGCCCGGTCAAGTCGTCCTGATGCCAACGAGTTTGCACGATTGCCACTCGGCCACCCGGCATCAGACGGGTACGCGCACCGTATGTGAACCACTCGTAGGCTTTCTCGAAAACTTCGAAGTTGCCGTTGATGATGTCCTGTTCGTTGTGCGGATCGTCCACCAGCAGCAAGTCTGCACCGCGCCCTGCGAGAGCGGAGCCCACACCGCAGGCGAAGTATTCACCACCGAAGTTCGTGTTCCAGCGCCCCGCCGACTTGGAATCCGCCGCGAGGCTCACGTTGGGGAACACCTGCTTGTATTCTTCGCTGTCGATGATGTTTCGCACCTTGCGACCAAAATCGACGGCAAGGTCTGTGGTGTGCGACACCATCAGCACCTTCTTATTTGGGTACCGCCCAATGAACCACGCAGGGAAATAGATCGAAACAAGTTGGGACTTGCCGTGGCGCGGGGGCATATTCACGCACACCCGGTCCTTTTTCCCCTCGGCGATGTCCATCAGCAGGTCGGCAAGGATGCGGTGGTGTTTTCCGACCTTGTAGTCGGGTTGCATGTGCTTGCAGAACTCAATCAGGTCGTTGTGGCACGCAGTTGCCGTCTGCCTACGCGCCAAAGTGTCCGCAATTTTCTCGATTTCGGCCTGTTCCTCGGGGGAATAAGCGTCCAAATTGTCCAGCATCAACTGGATTTCGGCTTCAGTGAAGTCAATTACAACTTCACTGTCCATTTGGGCCCTCTTCCGGTACGTACACGTCCGAATTTGCAGCGGATGGGGGGTTTTCCGGGGTTTCGGCGTCCGAAAGCCCCATTTCTGCGTCTACATCAATGACATCCGAGCCAATTTGCACCTGATTTGGGGCTTCTGGCGTGACATTGATAAGTTTTTGGAGTTTTTTGCGCAGTCTTTCCCGCAATTCGTCGGTCGTTTGATGGGTAATTGTGACCTCGCTGCGCTCGGTAAACAGCCCAACGTCGCTGTGTTTGCCTAACAATTCCAGCGCACGGATGCGAATTCGGGGGTCGGGGTTCTGCGACTCCTCCAAAAGCCGGTTTGTAACCAGATGACGCACCTCAATTGCCTGCTCTACCACCGCACGGCCATATTCATTGAGGTAACTGCGCATGTTTTGCAGTGCTGCGGACGGTAATGTCGCAGCCCGCTCGTGTGTCACGGCTTTGGATGTCTTCTCAGGGTCTGCCGCGTAGGCTTGAGTAAGGGTAGCGGCAACTTCCCGGTCCTTGTCGGTCTCCGGTTCCACTTCCATACCGTGTTCTTGCAGCAGTTCCATGGAACGACACGCCGCTTCTGCGCGGACGCGCAAATCCACGTACGGCATATCGGGTGGGATTTCCACACCCAACTCAGGCACGAGTTCTATTTCCATGTTTTAGGCAAGCCGAATAGGCCGAAGAACTCAGTGTAACCAAAACTCAAAGGATGTCAAACTTCCCTACGGGGGGTGGTTTTAATGTGTTAGGGATGGGTATCGGCGGAGTTAGTTTTGCAGGGG